GATGGAAACGACTCATCGACGTACTTAATCAGCCAGGAGTTCCCAAAAATGGATAAAACACTTATGGCTATTCAGACTAAATTCACTATCGCCACTTTTATTGGCGATGAAAAGATGTTTCGTGAGGCCGTCGAAGCCTACAGGAAATGGAGGTCAAAATGATTCCGGTAGAACTGGCGAAAACTCCAGAGTTAAGTCGATTAAAAAGAGAATATCACATTGCTGAGGCTCGTTACTGGCGTAAAGCGGGAGATAAATCAAAGAAACAACTTTGTTTATGGCAGGCACAAAGAGAGCGCATGAATGAGCGCGAATTTCTTTCCGCCCCATCCGAATTACCATTCTGAGGTGAATTATGGGAACTGCGACATTAATACTCGGTGAGTCTGGCACCGGAAAATCAACCAGCATGAGAAATATCAATCCAGAGGAAGCAATACTTATAAAACCAATAGGCAAGCCGCTACCATTTAAATCAAAAGACTGGCTTGCATGGGATGCCAGAGCAAAAAAAGGAACCGTAGTTACTACTGACAAATGGGACATAATAGTTGCTGTAATTAAGCGTGCTCACGAATACGGAAAAAGAATCGTTATTGTTGATGACTTCCAGTATGTGATGAGCAATGAGTTTATGCGCCGCTCAGAAGAAAAGTCGTTTGATAAATTTACTGAGATAGGCCGCCACGCATGGGAGGTGATTAAGGCTGCACAGGATGCGCCTGATGACCTGAGAGTCTATTTTCTTGCGCACACCGAAGAAACACCTATGGGGCGCGTGAAAATGAAAACTATCGGCAAAATGCTGGACGAGAAAATCACTGTTGAAGGCATGTTTACTATAGTTCTTCGCACCCTTACCCGTGATGACCAGTTCTTTTTCACCACGAAAAACAACGGTGCAGACACTGTTAAATCCCCAATGGGAATGTTTGATTCCAATGAGATTGATAACGATCTCTCTTTCGTCGATGCCACTGTTTGTGATTACTACGGCATCAATAATGTTCATCAAATTAAGGAAAACGCCGCATGAGCAACGTGATTTTTACTTATAACGAAGAAGCAGCACTGACCGCAGGGCAAGGTGGTTTTATTAACGAAACTGGCGCTCATATCATTACCATTACTGAAGCAGAACTAAAGCAATCAGAAAAAGGCGCAAAATTTATTGAATTTTCTGGCGAATCCGACGACGGACGTAAAATCCAATATCTTAGCGTTTGTGTTCAGAAAAATGACGGCACGGAAAACAAATTTGGCGCAAATGTCGTTCACGCCATGATGGGGTGTGCCGGGATTGGACAATTAACGCAACATATGGTTTCCGCCAGTAAATTTGTTGCACCTGAATTTCATGGAAAGAAAATCGGGTTAGTGCTCCAGAAAGTATTAACCACAAACAAAAAGACTGGCGCAGACAGCTACCAGATGGAAATACGCATCCCGTTTATTGCACAAACAGGTCAAACCCTTAAAGAAAAGGCAGAAGGCAAGCAACCAGAAACTATCGCCAACATGGTCGCCAGTCTCAAAGATAAAGACAATCGCTCTAAAAACGTAAGCCAGAATCATGCAGATGATTATGGTTACAGCCAGAACGATTACCCTCCTTTCTGATTACTGAAAATAAGGCTCCCATTATGCCAGCGCCTCTGTATGGTGCGGATGACCCGCGCAACTGCTCCGGTAGCTCCAAGGCGGAGGTGCTGGAAAATATCAAAAACAATTTCGACGCGTTTCTTGCTCTGACACCAGAAACAAAAGCAGAACGGATGTACCGACGCGATATACAACTCGCGCTAAAACAGGAGAAGGACCGAATAAACGAAACATCAATCCGACCATTCCGCAAATCCACATATACCCACTTCCCTGAATATATCGACCCGCGCCTGCGTAATTACCGCTCACGCTATGGCGCTATCAGTAATGACTGAGGAATTAACAATGAAAACAATGAAGCTAAACATCGACCTCGGAAAATACGTTATTACCGGAACCAAACACGACCTGATTCTTAGCGAAAGAGGAATTATCAAAGAAGGCGAGAATGCAGGGAAAGAAACACTAAGTCGTATCGGTTATTACAGCAAGTTTGAGCATCTGGTCAAAGAGTTATGCAACCGTGAAATCCTGTTATCTCAGACGCAGACGCTACAGGATATTCAGCAGCATATCGAAACTTTAGGTATGTCACTTAGCATGGCTATTGACCAGTTCATGGAGAGTAAATCATGAGAGGACTTGCATACAATCCCGGCATTCTTCCGGCAGAAATGATTATTCGCCAACGCGTAAAGCCAATGCCATCGAGAGAGGAATTACTTAAGAGAAATTCTTTTCCATCAGTGAATCAAAACAAATATCTGAATGCGATGTTGCGGAGTGGGAAGAAATGAGACAAATGACACTAATTGAGATGGATGGTTTTCTGAAAGGTAAATGCATCCCAAGTGATTTAAAGGTTAACGAAACAAACGCTGAATATCTTGTCCGTAAGTTCAGTGAACTTGAATCAAAACTCAACGAGCAGCGTGAGTATTACGAGGGCGTTATCTCGGATGGGAGTAAGCGTATTGCTGAACTGGAGAAAAGCGAAGAGCAACTCATCAACGAGCGTGACCATGCTGAGTATGCTTTAGCTGATATGTATTTTGCAGCAACCGGGAACAGGCCGGAATGGAGTAACTGTTTCAGTTTTTCAGATGCAGTAGATGCCGTAGTTGACAGAATTGCTGATTTAGAAGCTAAACAGCCATCGCCAGTAGTACCGGAAGAAAAACCAATGCCTAACCCTCTTAGCAGGTACGCGGTCGATGCTGTTGCCGCTATTGCAGAGGTGAGAGGCTGGAACGCCTGCCGCGCTGCAATGCTTCAGGGAAAAGGAGAGTGATATGACCACTATAACCGATAAGAAACAGTATCCAGGCGAGCAATATCTTAATGAGCTGATCACCAACATAGAGTTTGCTGCAAGGGCACCAGTTGAAGTCGTGAGAGCGATGGCAGCAGAGCTACAGAAGCGGCGCGAAGCTGATAGTGCAGAACCTGTAAGCCAAACTTACAAGTTGCCAGTTAATACACCTTGCCAAGATGCGCCAGCCCATATCTGGCTGCAAACGGCTGGAGTATGGCCAGAAGATGGCGAGTTAAGCGAATTAACGTGGTGCAGCCACAATCAGCACCATGATGACACGCTATATGTTCGAGCTGACCTTGTGAATGGCAACTATCCGGTAACTCCGGATGGTTGGATAAGCTGTGGTGAGCGAATGCCGGAAGAAACGGGTGACATTATTGTTGTTTCGGATGGCATTGTAATGTCAGGGATTTCTTATTCTCGTCGTGACGGGTTCTATATAGCCGCATTGGAGTACGACGACGATGAGCCAATTGGCGGTGTAACCCACTGGATGCCGCTACCGGAACCACCGCAGGAGGTGAAGTAATGGACTCCTTCGCGAAATATACGATTATTGACTGGATAGCCTTCCTTCAGGTTTTGCTCATCTGGTTTTATATGGCTTACAGGAGTGGACAGTGGATTGTCAGTGTAGCCTGTAGCAAGGGATGGCGTTGGTGGAACCGAAAGAATAAAAAAGCACTGGCATTGGATTCGTTTTACGAAGCATTCAATCTTAACAGCCTTCAGCCTGGTTCTGTCATTGTAGTCACCACTCAAAGCGGCATGACGATACAAATTCACAAGCCAAAGGAGGAAGGTCGTGGCTAACCTGCAACTTGCCGTCAAAGGTGAATACTTCGACGCCATGATTCGCGGAGAGAAAACGGAAGAGTATCGCCTGTGTAATGACTACTGGAATAAGCGAATCATGTTCCGGGAATATGACCGCCTGATTATCACAAAGGGATATCCGAAGCGCGACGATTCCAGCCGCAGAATTGATATTCCGTATGACGGATATGAAATCAAGACAATCACACATCCGCACTTCGGTGATAAACCGGTAAAGGTATACGCGATAAAGGTAAATATCGGCAATGAATAACAATCCTCGCACTCGCGGGGATTTCTTTTATCTGAACTCGCTACGGCGGGTTTTGTTTTATGGAGACAAGAAATGTCAGATTTGGCTATGAAGGTTTTGAAATGGCAATCGACTGGCGATGTTGGCATCAGTAGCGCAACTCTTGCCTCAATCGCATGTGGCCTGAAAAAGAATATCTATGGTCATAGCTTCGGTGCTCCACATGACGCAGCCGATTTCAGACGATGCGTTGCACTTGTTGAGCAGATTCCAGAAATCAGAGCTTCATTCGACAAAGTTGCAAAGCGCGTTCCGGCATTCAAAGGCATCCTCAACGAATGGGATTCCCTCGTTGCTCTGTTGAAGTCTGAAATGAAGATACACGGAAACAAAGCACCAGAGACTTACAGAAGAATTAGCGAGTTACGCAAGGACTAACCACAGCCTCACACTCGATGAGGCCTGCCAGCTTCTCAATAGACTGGCCCCCTGAATCTCCAGACAACCAATATCACTTAAATAAGTGATAGTCTTAATAC